TGCCCGTCGGCTGATCCCGAAGGCGCTTGTGCTCCAACCCGGCTACTCCCTGCACTTCGACGGTCAGCACGTCATGGTGATGGACACCAACGGAGTGATCGTCAACGGGACGAACATTTCTGACACGGCCTTCGCCTCGTCCTGGTCAGGCATCACGACCATCGCGCCGAGCAAGAACTCGGTGTGGGCCGCACTCGGGACGGGAGCATCTCCTACTTTTGTAGGGGCAAACCTCTCCGGCCTCACCGCCTCCCTCCCCGTTGTCACCGATGGGTCCAAGAATCTTGCCTCCATCGCTCTGACCGGCGCAACGAGCCTGCGGAAGAGCCTCGGCTTGGAGACGAGTGATAGCCCGCAGTTTACCGGGCTCACCGTGATTGGGTCCGCTATAACCATTTTTGGTGGAGGAGGATCGGGAACTGGTGTTGCCACTGTAGGAATAGATGGCGGGTCTGCAAGCGGAGGAGGGGCATATCTCGTTATACGTCGTAACCATGTAGACAAGGCCTATTTTGGATCGGATAGTGCGCTTTCCTCTAATAACACAGATGACTTCTTTGTTGGTTCAGCCGCAAAAATCAATTTCTATTCCGGGGCTTCTTATGTCACGCCGCATGTCGTGCTGGACGGAACTGGCAACCTCATCATCGGAGCGACCTTTGGTGCCTACAATCTCACCATGAACGCCGACTCCGCCGGCAAGCCCGGTGCGGGCGGCCTGTGGACGGTGGTGTCCGATGAGCGGCTCAAGGAGAACATCATCCTGGCTGATCTGAACCGTTGTTGGGAGATCATCAAGGGCATCCCACTCAAGCGGTTTACCTGGCGGAACGAAGTCTTCACCGACAAGCAGGTCCATGACCGCTCTGTGCTCGGCTGGATCGCTCAGGATGTAAAACAGTTCTTCGGAAAGTCTGTCAACACGCATCCCTTTACGCAGGCGGACGGGCAGGTCATTGATGACTGTCAGGATTTGAACGCAGGGCAACTCCATGCGGCAGCCATTGGAGCCTTGCAGTTGGCCCTGGCCCGGATCGAGGCGCTCGAAGCAAAGTAACAGGAGATTATCATGTCAGCCATCACAAAAGGTCGGTACTTGCAGGCGCTCCAGCAGCAAACTAACGCGGTTGCAAAGATCATGGAGACCTCGCAGTCATTCCTCGATATTTACAGTGGGAGAGGTTACGACCCGAACCACGCCGGGACCGACCCCATCGTAGATGCAGACGTGGCGAGTCTGGGGATCACCGCCGATCAGGTCTATTTGGTGGCGATGCTCATGGGCCAGTTGGCCGCCTGGTTCACCGCGAACAGCGGGGCCAACCAGAAGATCATCAACGCGGTCAGGAACGACAAGTAGGAGGAGAAGATGTTGGAGGACAAGATCAAGGGAACGCTCGGTGAGTTGGTCCTCGGCAACCTCGCGTTGCAGCAGAAGGTCGAGGAGCTTCAGGCACAGCTTGACGTGGCGAATGCGAAGGTGGAGAAGATGGAACTGGTAGCCACTGACGGCGATAAGGTAACCACACCGTGAGTTGGCAAACAGGATCATGACGACCGTCTTGTATCGCAAGCTCGGCCCGAATGCCGATCCGATCCGGGGGCAAGGGCTCAACGACTTCCTGACGGATCTCGCCGCCGTCGCGCAGGCGGTGCAGACCCGGCTCGCGCTCTGGCAGGGCGAATGGTGGGAGGACCTCACCGACGGCCTCCCGATGCTCCAGGGCATCCTCGGGGTCATGGGGGCAGGGAAGAGCGGCCGCGCGGCGTTGCTCATTCAACAGCGGATTCTGGGAACGCCCTACGTGATCGGGCTGTCGAATGTCTCGACCACCTACAATGCCGCGGCGCGCGCGCTGACGTTTCAATGCACGGCAATTGTGAGCTTCGGGGGGACCATCAGCGTGGTGGGCACCTTCACGAGCGGTTTGCAGATTACGCCGGTCTGGACGGCGATTCCGGGAGGATAGAGCATGACATCTCCTCTCTATACGGCGCCCTACTGCGATGCGGCGGGCCTCCACGTCCCGACCTTCTCGGCGATCCAGGCGCAGCTCGTGGCCGCCTATCAGAGCATCTACACTCAGGGCGCCTATCTCGCCAATGACTCGGCAGATTATCAGGAAATCGCCATCACGGCGCGCGCCATCAGTGACGCCATGGAGGCACTCGTCCTGGACTACAATAATCGCGCACCGTCCACGGCCATCGGCTCTGCCCTGGACACACTTGTCAAGCTCTGTGGAATCGCCCGGAAGGTTCCCTCGGCGTCGACGTGCCAGGTCACGCTGACGGGAACGGCTGGCACGATCATCACCGGGGGCATAGTCGGGGATGTCAACGGGAATTCCTGGCTGCTCCCCACGCCCCTCTTGCTGCCGGCAGGCGGGAGCCTGACGGTTACGGCGATCTGCCAAACGGTCGGGGCCGTCACGGCCCTTGCTGGGAATCTCTCGATCATTCTCACGCCCACTGCCGGCTGGACAGGTGTCACGAATAGCACGGCGGCCATCACGGGGCAGGCCGTGGAGACCGACTCGCTGCTTCGCGCGCGGCAAGCGCTCTCGGCAGCGCTTCCCTCCTCGACGCGCCTTGCCGGAACCATTGCGGAGATTGCCGCAGTGGAGGGGGTCACGCGCTGGAATGTTGTCGAGAATAACACGAACAGCTCCCCGGACAGCAATGGCCTCATCTCACATTCCATCTGGGCAGTAGTCGAGGGGGGCGTTGACCTGGACGTGGCGACGGCGATTTTCGACAACAAGGGACCGGGCTGCGGCTTGAATGGAACCACAACCGTCGCTATCACGGATCCCTACACTGGCCTGATCACCAATATTTCCTTTTCCCGGCCAACCTATGTTCCGATCTATGTGTCGGCGAGCATCTATCTGTTCCCCTCCGGAACGACGGCCATGCTGACGCAGATTTCGGCGGAGATCTTGAACTACCTCAATGCGCTCTCGATCGGGGAAATTGTGACGCTCTCTGGACTCTACGCGGCGGCGATGTCGATCATGCCGAACATCTATGCGCCAGCATTTTCGATCACGGCACTCACCTTGGCGATTACGCCGACCCCGACGGCGGTAGCCGATATCGTTCTGACGTTCAAGCAAGTGGCGCAAGGCATTGCTGACGGGGCGCATGTAATTATTACCCAACAGACGGGGACGCCGTAACATGGCCACTCCGACTCCGATCGGCACGTACCTGGACCTCGTGACGCATCAGTACGTCCAGGCGCCGAAGTTCCAGGCGTGGCTGACGGCCATCCTGCAGATCATCGAGGACATCCTGGCCTGTGCCGATTCCATGTATCGGGCCTTCGACCTGGACCTCGCGCAGGGAGCGCAGCTCGACGCGCTGGGTCAGATCCTTGGCCAATCCCGCACGGTGCAGTTTCAGCCGAGCGGGGGTCTAAGTCCGATCTTGGACGATACCACCTATCGGCTTTTGCTCCGGGCGACCATCCTGAAGAATCATTGGGATGGAACCATGGGGAGCCTCGAGCGGGACTGGTCGGCCATCATTGCGGGGACAGTGCTCAATATCCAGGATAACCTGGATATGACGATGACGGTGTTTGGGATCGGCGGAATTTCGTCACTGGTGAAAGACCTCTTGGTCAATGATTATCTCATCCCCCGGCCGCAGGGGGTGAAGATTAACTTCGTGTTCTCTACGCTGCCGTATCTGGGCTTTGACTTTGTCCCGGGGTACATCGCGGGATTTGATGTCGGCCATTTCGTCTAGGAGGGAGATCATGGGTTCCTCGAATTTCCTTGTCTTTGATCCACCGATGGCCAACATGGAGACCGACGCCGCCTATGCGGGCGATACCCAACGGAGCGGAGGGGCAGCGATGGATTCGCTCTTCCCCTCCGTCCTTGCCAACAAGCTGTTCTATCAGTTGACGACCATGGTGGCGGCCCTTGCGCAGGTCATGGCGACCGCCGGACAGACCGTCTCGGATGCGAGCCTGGCCAACCTGGAGGCGGCAATCACCGCAACCTTTGCGATGCTGAATGGGAACGCATCGCAAGCGTTTAGCGCCGCGGATGGGGCGACGGGGAAGCAGGTCACGAACATTTCTCAGTTTGGGAAGAGCCTTGTCGCAAACGGATGGCAAGCGCTGCCGGGCGGGCTCATTCTCCAGTGGATGGGGTTCACCACGAGCACGTCCGGATATACCTCCGCGACCTTCCCGCTTGCCTTCCCCACGGCACCGCTGGCGGTCGTCGGGACGCTGAACACCGGAACACCAATAGGGGTCACCTTGATCGTGAATCTCGCTGGGGCCTCCGTGGCAAATGTTCCCGTCGCGTATATTGGAGGGTCCGGTCAGTATCTTGCTGAACTGATTCTGCTGATCGCGCTTGGCTATTGAAGGAGGGGACGATGCAATACTTCTTTTCCCGATCCACGCAAGGATTTTATTGTGAGGCGATTCACGGAACGGCCATGCCGGATGACGCGGTAGCAATCACGAGCGAAACCTATGCGGCCATGATGGCCGCGCAGACCCGGGGCCTGGTGATTCAGGGCACCACGAGCGGCCAGCCGGTGGCCGTCGCCTCGCCTCCTCCTACGGGGGTCCTGGCGCAGGCCATCCTCAAATCCGCAGCGCTCGCAGCCCTCACCGCGTCCGACGTGACGGCGACTCGATGCTTCAAGGCTGGAGTTCCATTCCCGGCGCCCTGGATTGCCTATACCCAGGCGCTCCGGGTGATTGTCGAGCATCCGGAAAGTTCCCTGATTCTTCCGGACCTTCCGGCCTATCCAGTGGGAACGTAGAGAAAGGAGCACCCCGATGACGACGACTCCGGAAACTCTCGCCGATAGTCTGGGACAAACAGAAAAGCTCGGCGATGCGACGAAGAAATCGGTGGGAGATACACTCTCACCAACGGAAACCCTCACAGACAAATCCAGCAAACCGCTGGGAGACACTTTAGCGCCGACCGAGGGGCTCGGCAACAGGGTGGCGATCATGACGAACCTCGCAGCACTCCCCATCGGGGGAAACCTCGAGCAGCCGATTCCCACGATCCAGGCGCTTCCCTATCCGCAATGGATTGATACCGAGGCCCTCACGGCGAGTACGCCAACGACACATGCGGTGCCTGCGGGAGCGAATTACGTGCTCATCAGCGCGACAGGGTCGGTCTATGTCGATTACAACAATGCGGCCGCGATTCCGAGCGGGCAAGTGCTGACTGGAGTGGGGAGCGAACTGAACCCCGGCTTGCGGTGCATTACCGGGCTGACATTCCTTGGCCTCGTGTCGCCAGCAAATTGCATTGTGACGCTCTGCTTTTTCGCATAGGAGAATATCCCATGATCCGTCGATCGCTTTTCATTTTGCTTGCGGTTCTGCTGCTAGGAACGCCGGCGTGGGCACAACAGACGGGGAGCGGGTCTCCGCCCTACCAGCCGTTCGCCTACGGTTCCGGCGTGGCGGTCACCGTCTTCACCTGCTCCGAGATCCAGAACCCGGTGCCCGGATCCACCTGGTGCTTCCAAACAAGCAATGGAAGCCTCAATTGGTACAACCTCTCCTCGCAATGGGCCCAGATCGGGGTCGCAGGCCAAGCGCCCGTCATCGCGGATGTCTGTAGTTCGATTCCCTCGCCCGTCCCGGGAAATAGCTGGTGCTTCCAGACGAATACGGGGGCGATGTATTGGTATAACCCCTCCTCTCACTGGATCTTAGAGAGCGCGGCCCCCCTTGGGATCGTGCCTCCGATCTACGGGGGCACCGGCTTGGATACCTCGGCCGGCACCGGCACCGCCCGGGTGGACGACGGAAATTGGTCTCTTGGCGCTGTGTCCCTCACCGGTGCAACTGGCAATATTGCCGTGAGTAACCTGAACAGCGGCACGAATGCCAGCGCGTCCACCTACTGGAATGGGACTGGCGTGTGGTCGTCTCCCGACGTCTTTCATCCCTCGGACGCGCAAGTCTTTCTCACCCCAGGCACCGCGACCTGGACGAAGCCCACGACGAATGTGCCCCATACGGTCATGGTCG